TCCGGCTCGGTCGATGTGCATGCCTTTGACCCACTCCGTAATAAGGCTCGAGCTCGCAATAGCCGATCCGCAGCCATACGTTTTAAATTTTGCATCTGTAATAATACCTGTATCATTATCGACCTTTATTTGTAATTTCATGACATCCCCGCAAGCAGGTGCGCCAACCATACCAGTGCCAATATCAGTATCAGTCTTGTCAAAAGATCCGACATTCCTGGGATTTTCATAGTGATCAACTACCTTTTCGGAGTATGCCATGTGTGTTTACTCGGGTTTAATGTTGGATGCTTGCAGGCCTTTTTGTCCTTGAACCACATCGTATGTCACACGTTGATTTTCTTTGAGGACTTTGAAGCCTTGCGTCTGAATTGCTGAATAGTGTGCAAACAATTCTTCGCCACCTTCGTCTGGAGTAATAAACCCAAAACCTTTGGTTTCATTAAACCACTTTACTTTACCTAATGCCATATACTGCTACTACTTTCTGTTTTAATTTACTGATTTACAATTACTTTGTACAAGTTCTTGTGTCTACCTACCTCAAATGTATTATACTACATTCTGCATGTATTTACTATCATTTTGGTTCTTTTATCCAGGGCTTTTTGCGATCACTGAAAGTAATTGGTTTGTATTCGTAATCTTCAGGGCAAAACTTACATTGATCAATTTGATTGTCAATCGTGTCAATAAATTCTTTGCCTCGGATGTCAAATTCATCAACGGTCAACGGCTTATAGCTGTGTAGCATAGCACGATCCTCATCGCTTATTTCAAAATGGTATTGATCATCAAATTCGGGCATTAGAGCGGCTGGACCGCATTTGTAGATTTTCCCATTGATCATGTGATAGTTTTTAAATCTGCGGAAAGTGCAGTTTTCGTGTGCCCGTGCAGGATCACTTTGATACAATGTGTACTTGTTGTCTGGCAGTTCAATGATATTGCTTTGAACAAACTTGTTGCTCATCCAGGCGTGAATTTTTAATTTTTTATCATTAATAAATTGATAATCGCTACCAATTGGATCATCCTTGCGTTGCGTTTCTACAACAGTGGGTCCCAAGAAGTTTCGTACACGAGCAAATATTTCTTCTCGGTCATTGGGATTGTGTATGCTAATGCCTAGCCAATTGCCTACCTTAGGATCAAGTGCTTCTTCAAGTCCTTTGACACAGTCAATTCTAGTGCCGTTGCTTTGGACTTGGGTTCCTGAATGGTTGGGCCATAGTTTATTAACGCCAGTGATCCACTTGACAATGTCAGGATTAAGCAAGGGTTCGCCACCAAGGATTACAGGATGTCGTATGTCTATTTTCTCGGCCCAGCGGGTGAGAACGGGTTCTGCTTCTGCCCAGCTTTGCCATCCGCTAAATTTATAATTGTTATATCGGTTACAGCCGTTGCAAGTTAAGTTACACACGTTGGTGATGTAGAATTCTAACTTGTCAATCAAGATTTTTTGTGTCATGTAACGATATTTAATGCCAGTGACGGCGAGGATGTGTTATTGGCGACGCTTCAAGGCTGCTTTGGCATTGCTGTCAACAACTTCACGTGCTTGGTCAACACTCATGCCTGTGGTGGCTTCGGTGTTGCCTTTGAATCTAACTATGCCTGAATTTGGTTCAAGTGGTTCAAGCAAGTTGCTCAATGGTTCACGGCTGATCATGTCACCAAGATTTTGTTCAGTTACGTTAACGCCCATTGACTGAGCTAAATCAATAAATGCTGCTTGACTAATTTGTTTTGAGGCTGCTTCGTCTTCGGCTCTGTCGCTGAGAAACTGAGTCAGCGCCGCTAGTTTAAGGGCGCTGTTGGCAGTTTCATTAAACTCACGTAGACGCATTATCTGCGCTCGCGACCTAGTCCAGTTTTAACGGGCTCTTCAAGGTCTGCTTCTGCATCGGCAGCAAGTGCATCTAGTTCTGCACCAGGTTCAGCAGGCATTTCAGCACCAGCATCCATGGCTGGCATTTCTGCGCCAACATCAGGAGCCGGTTCGCCTGGCACTATAGGTGCTTGACCTGTCACTGTGCCCATGGCAGTTTCTAATTGAATCTTGGATTGCTGTAGGTTCTGTACCATACCACCCAGTGCGGCAGTGGCATCTGCATTGAATTTTGTAGCTTGGTCATAGCCAATTTCGTTACGGATCTGATCAACTAATGCTGGCAAATCTTTGAATTGTATAGAAGTAACCTGTTCAATCATGCGCTGAACTTGATCAACCATGTCTTGACTGGCCAAGATAACCTGTGCTTGTTGTACTTCGCTCTCGGCCAAGCGACGGCCTGTTTTACGACGACTTTCGGCAGCCATTGCGGCAGACAAGGCAGCACCTTGTACCATCTTTTGTTCGTCTGGCGACAGTGTCTGACCGGCAGCACTCTTGGTCATTGCGGCTTTGAGTTTAGGATCAGAAATTTTACTTATAGCCTGTTTTGTTTTAACAGGATCAGGTTGTCCCAATGCGTCGGCACCTGCGGCTGGTGGAATTTCTTCTTTGAGTTTTTTAGTTAAAACTTGTTCAAGCATTACTAACTTTAGGTATGCCGAATCCTGTTCACTTTTATGGAATGCAGGTGTGCGGCGATGCTCGCCCAGTAATCCACGCACCCGGCCTAACATAGCATGTGCTTGACGCTTTGAAATTGATTCAAAGGTAATGCTTTTACCAAAGTAACTTTCAAATACTTTAGCGACTTGTTTTGTTTGCGGCAGCACGGCCAATTCTTGCAGTTTCATTATCGAATCCTCGTTGTTGATAATATTTAGCCCAATTCACACATTTGGCTAATCTATTTTCTATTTCTTTTTTCTTTAAAATCTTGTTTTCTAACTTGGTCAGAATGATTTCACGTTGATCGGCATTTTTAGTACGATCACCAATGGCAGCCCTGGTGCCGATATCCACGGTTAAATGGTATAAATTGTTGTCTAACTGTATTAAATCGCGGGCTACATTGTACTGCTTGAACTTATCAGCAATGCACCAACTCAATGCTGATTTAGTAGTGTGAAAAACGCCAACATCAGTTAAGGCACAGTGTACTCTGTAGCCTAGACTTTCTTTGACAATGCTGTAGCGTCCAAATACTGTATAGTCTCCATCAGAATTTTTCCAGATGCTGTTGTGTTCTAGAGTGGGGAATTCTTTAAGTATTTCTCGGGAAATTTCTTTATCTATTTTCATTTAAAAACATAAGTTACAAGCAGCCAGCCAATAACGCCGGTCATTGCTCCTAGTATGCCCAGCCCCCACGAAATCAGTTGGTCGTTGCGTTTGGCAGCCATGTCTCTGACCATATCACGTATCTGAGCCACCATCTGCTCTAGACTGGCAATCTTAGCATCTACATTATCTAAACGCAGTTCCAATTGACTATAACGTTCTGCGCACAGTTCTACGTGTGCTTCTAGACTTTTTTTCTCAATAGCAGTGGTATCAACCATGTTGGGTCTCCAATGCATTATTTATGGCCATTGGGGCAAACCATATGTTCTGTTTCTTGCCATGAGTAATCAAAACAGTGGACATTTCTGGTCTATTGTCTAGTCCAAGCAACATAGGAACACCTTCTGCATCTGCACGTAGCACAGCAGTTAAATCATCATCAGTTCCGTAAATGTTATCAGTTTCTGTTTCAAATTCAAACATCCAAGCACGATTTAATCGGTCCACACTGGGTTCTTGTATGCGGAACAACTGTGTGCGGAGTCCCAGTATTTGTGTAAGTGTTTCCCAGTTGCGCTGTTGATTTCTAGCACGACCCCAGTCTGACTCGTCGGTTATGACATTGCCAGCATGATCACGGAACGGCACACGGGCTGGTTTGTAGTGCCCGGTAACTCCGGTGGCAGTGATGTCAAAGAAAGTTTGTACTACAAATCTCATGAGGTCTTTTTGCTTAGTTCGTACAAGACTTCAACCTTGTTGCACAATTCATCCAGTGCCACATTGTTATGACGTGATTCAAATATTTCTGCCCAGCGACGTTTGTTTTCAAGTTCTTCAAGTTCTTGTTTTAGTTTGGGGTCTTGGTAGTGCAGGGATTTTGAACTGTTTCCAGGTTGGCGAGCATACACTGTGCGTCCACCATCGGGACTTTCAAATATTGTTACTTCAGTTATTTTGCTTACCATCATGATCGAGTATTTAACGTCAAAAGAAAACCCTGGGTTTTATTCCAGGGTTTTTGCGTCAAAAACTATTTAGATTAGTTTGTGAATGTTGCTGTAGCGGCTGTAGTAACAGCGTAGCCTAGTGAAGCAGTCAATGCAACATCTAGATCTTCACCGTTAGCGTAGTTCCATGCACCAGTTGGGTATGTGGCCAAAGCCAATGTAGCTTGGTTAGAACCCACTGTTGTGAATTCATACATAGCGATTGTGCATTTAGTTTGAATAGTCAAGAATGCAATGCCCAATGAAGTAGCACTTACAGTAGCGTTACCAGTGAAAGTAACTGTACCGAAGTCTAACTTAGGACCTGCAACGTTAACTGTTGCACCACTGGTTACTGTGTTAGCACCACTGTTCCAGCCTGCGCCAGGTGACGAAGGTGTTGTACCAGCATCCATGTTGACAACTGGTTGAAAGTTGCCGTTTACTTGTGTAATATAAGCCATTTTAAATCTCCTTAGTATATGGTCGCTTTGGACCTGCAATTATTTATGCCGTTAGGAAAAAAACTCTGATTAGGCTGTTTGATCTGGGTTGTTTAGAGCACGATTTCCGGCACTGAATCCAAAGCGATTTACCAGTTTAGCACGGCCTGCAGGGGTGGCCAACACCCAGCCTTCTTGCCCGGGCTGTTGACGATCTAGCTGTGCCAACATGTCTGTTTTGATATCATGCAACAACAAAAATGCAGTGAATGCCGCAGTGATACCTGACATGTTTGTGCGTGGACTTTGCAGGTATTCCACAATGTTGTTGAACTTGCGTGGCGTTACATTGGTTTTTAGCCAGTCTCCAAATCCGTGTAGCAAATTATCGTAGTTGCTGGTGATTCTAGAATTGATATAGCGTTTGCACAACTGTGGCAAATCAGTAATGCCGGCAGCACGTAGATCAGCAGGATTGAACAAACTGTCAATGGCAGAGCCTTGTGTAGATATAATTTGACTCAGTTGTTTGACCAATTGAGCATTTAATTCAACATTGCGAATGTCTTTGACGCTGGGCTCAATCAACAACAGGCCAGGAACTTCGTTGAGTGTGACCTGCTTGATTGCTTCAGGTGCGGCATCAACATCACGATAACGTGTGTGGACAGCAACACCCACTTCACTGCGACCAATGCGTTGTCCCAGCTTACTGCTGGCAGGTATCTTGTATTCAACAAAGTTTGGACGGAACACATAGGCGCCAGCAACTTCTGGCGGTGTGTTGGTGTACAGTAAATCGCCCTGTACAAATCCACGCATAGAATCTGGGGTGGCTGCACGTAACAATGGGAATAACTTTTGATAAAGCCCAATCAGCTCTGTACGGTCACCCGACCGCATGGCCATCATTCTAGCAATATGATCTGGTGATGTTGCTAGGCCGTCATAACCTTTGGCACCAAATCCGCTTTTGTCTGTGAGCACAAATATGCCATCGGGCTTGCGGCCAAATATGATCGCAGGCTTGCCGTCCCATTTGACTGTGGTTGTACCACGTGTGTCTTCGGCAGCATGACGCATAATCTCAACTGCATCACGAATACCACGTGTGCCTTTTTCAAACACTAGATCTTCCAGGTGTTCGATCCGTGCATCTTTGGCACCTTCCACAATCACTGCCATACCTTGATTCACAATGCGATCACGCAGTCGGCTCAGGAAGTTCACTTCGTTGTATTCTTTGTATAAGGGTTCTTCACTTTCCATAAAAGGCACGCCAATTTTAGCAAAGTGTTCACGTGCATCTGCCAGTTTAGCATCACGTTTGGCGTCGCCTTCCAGTGCGGCCACAATGGTTTCTACACTGTGTAGGTCTTTGCTGGTGGCTTGTTTATTCAACAACAGCTTGGCAATCTTATCTGGATCATCACTGATGACTTTGTTGGTGGCACGGTCAGCAATGCCTGAGTTCTGATTCAACTTGTAGCCCATGCTTTTGGCAATACTGTTCATTAGTACATTACGTGCTGATCCACTGTACTCGCTGTCAGGTGCCGCACTCAATACAAACTTAGAAAACGGCACATTGGTCAAGAACATAAAGTCTGTTTGCACATATCCAGAATTGGGATTGCCCGTAATTGGAGTTTTAAAGTGTACACTGATACCAGACTTTTTGATATAGTCTTCTGGTTTGAATCCGTGGCTTTGACACCACTGTGTCAGTCGTGCAACCAACTGTTCTTTGCTGACTTGATTGGCATCCACTGCCAAATCCAAATCGCCCGACGTGGGTTTTCTACCTGTAGATCCCAAGGTGTTGTTTTGCAAATCCAGCCCTGGCAACATTAGGTCAAGCCAGGCCAAGGTGGGATTAACATCCGCTTGGTTAATGCGCTGTGTTAGTATACGGCCACTTGCGTCTTTAAAAACATTGCCGCCTTCTTTTAATATCATACAGTGTATCCCATACCTTGTAGCATGGTGTCAATTACTGAATCACCTGAGGTAGATAGTTTTTTGTTGCCGGTGGAGCCCTGAATTTTTTTCCCGGCTGTGGTTAAAATTTGAGCAGTCAACCCGGCATCGTTTAACAATTTCACTGCACTGGGTCCTGTCAATTGACCTGTGGCCGGTGCAGTGCCAGCGGCTGCTCCGGGTTGCCCTGCGGGTTGCCCAGCCGGTGTTGGTTGCTGTCCATATGCAGGCGCTTCGGGTGATGCGGCCTTCACAGTATTTTGTGATGTTACCAGTTGTAGTGCAGCCAGGGCAGTTAAAATATAATTTTTAACTGCTTCTTTAGTTTTTGCAGGATTGCCCTGGGCACCGATAACTTCTTGTTTGGCTGCATCTAGCTGTGGTCCTAATTCAGATCCTTCAGCGTCTGTTAATCCAAGCATTTTGTACGTGGCCGAATCGCGCATGGCAACTTTTTTATTGGCAAACTCTAAGAAGTTTTTCTCATAATCTGGATTGGCAGGTGGTTGTGCTTGTCCGGCAGGTGGTTGTGCTTGTCCGGCAGGTGGTTGTGCTTGTCCGGCAGGTGGTTGTGCTGGCTTTGGTTGACCGGCAGGTGGTTGTGCTTGTCCGGCAGGTGGTTGTGCTGGCTTTGGTTGACCGGCAGGTGGTTGTGCATCAGTATCGGGTTGCCCTGGTTTTGGCTGACCTGCAGGCGGTGTGGCATATTTTTCCATACCCGGCATCTTCATCACGTTGTCGTAATTGAATCCCTGAGCATTGACAGTGGCAGGTGCGGGTTTGGTAGCAGATTGTGCACCAGCCGCTGGTGTGGCATATTTTTCCATGCCAGGCATCTTCATCACGTTGTCGTAATTAAATCCCTGAGCATTGACAGTGGTAGGTGCGGGTGCGGGTTTGGTAACAGGTTGATTGGCCACTGCGGCTTTTTCGTTGATGTTAATAATACTTTCTAAGATGTAATCAAAATTATAATAGTTTGATTCACGCTGTAGTTTCTTCATCGAAGTACTACCATCTGGATTGGTAATTAACTTGTTTTGACTTCCGCCAACGTAGTCTTTGAATCCCGAGCCGGTCTGGGTGGCAGTTGTTTTGCCAGCGGCACGTTTACCTTGCAATTCTTTTTTCTTGGCAGCAATTTGTTGAGGAGTTAATTTGGTGGCGGCCGCAGGTGTTTGTGCTGGTGCAGGTGTTTGTGCCGGGACTGTCGCAGGCGCTTGTGATGCTGGATCTGTTAACCATTCATCAGCATACTGTGTTGCCAGTTTGACCATTTGTGAATTTTTCTTCACAGCGGCTAATTTTTCTGCCGGCTTAAGGATACCTGCACTTGATGCTCTGAAGTCTTGCGTTGTTCCTACTCCAGGAGATACAGCTTGAGCAAGAGCAGTTTTGGCCACATTGCCAACGCCTTTTACCACATCCCAAACGCCTTCGTCTGTGCGACGTGAACGATTTAACTCATGAATTTGCATCAGTTTTTCTCACAGTTCTTGTAAATTTGCCGGGGTCGCGCAGGTTGATGGCATTGATCAACTTGCGTTGCAAATTTTTAGCTGCCTCAGGCTCGTAACTGGAGTCAATCTGCTCTAGCAGGCGTATAGCACTGGCAATGATGTTACCAGCACGATTTTCGATAACATAGCGGGAGTCGCGCTCCACATACATGCTGTCTAATTCTTCTAATAAACTACGAGTTTTCTTTTGCATTTGGGGTAGGCCCTTTTTATTATTTATTGTAAAAAAAGATTATTAGCGTCAAAATTGGTTGTCGAATGTTTCTATATATCGGTTTATAGTTTGGTAAATTTCTTGAGTATTTGTAGGGAAACTAGTTTCATCTAATAGGCACCCAACAGATTGCTGTGCCATTAAATTAAGTATGGCCTGTTCCCATGGGGTGCAATCAAACTCCATTGGATTGTTAGCTAATCCCATTTCCAGAATATTTTTGCATTTTTTCAAGGCCTGTACTCCGTGATTTGCCGTTATGAATTCATTCCATACTGTTGTCAATGATGCATCAGGATTCCAGGAATGATTTAAAAAATTTGACAATTTATTCATTTCAGAATACAGTGCAGTAAGATCAAATAAACTTTCCATAGGAAAATCATAAATGCAAGCTGATTCTGACCATCTCCAATTTCCGGGCATTTTGTATCCATATTCTAGAAATTTTAATTTGCTAAAATAATCATTTCGCAACAAATGCGGGGTTAATTGAATATTATTTGGAATGTTTTGTTTTTTCTTTTCTACAGGAATGTCACCAGCTCTACAATCAACGTTTATTTGATATATTGTTTTGCCGTAATCAGTATTAATCTGTAGTCGAATTACTGATGCTGGATCAACAGTTGGAATGTTAAATTCACTGTAATGCCCTGCAACAACTATTCTACTATCCATGTAGTCAACATCCTTACGAATGCCATGGCTAGTGCCTAACTTTGTAAAAATTTTATCGACGCGGGGACATCGAAAAATATAAACATTAACCAAATATTCAAGAAAATGTCCATGACTTCCGGAATAAAAATCTAATAGTATCATCGATAAATTCCAGTCGGTCCTCGGCCGAGCCAGTAGTCTGAACAAGGGCCTTCCCTATGTATATCTGTTGTAAGGCAGTGCAATCCGCCATCCCAAAATCCACGGCACCTAAAATCAATAATATGAGGTGTTATGCCCATTCTTTCTAGCTGTTGGCAAGCATGATCATTTTCTGCTATACAAAAAATATTACTTTCATCTACTACTAACATATTAACTTCAAAACCTGTAAAGGAATTTTGGTACTGAGGAATAATGTATAATGTATCCCCTAGTGTCATTGCCCAGTCTCTAGGAGTTATAGGAGGCTTAATAAGATTTCCCTCGTTGTCGACAAACTTAGATTTATTGTCAAACACAGGACGATGAACTATAATGCTTAATTCTTGTAATTTTTGTTCGAATTTTTTAAGATCTTGTTTAGTAAGCTCAGTAATATATCCAAATAGATCTTGTGCTTGATTGTCAAAATCACAATACCACTCAGCAGGATAACAATCACCTAACCAAACTTCTTTTAAGGGCTGGAATCCAGTATGACTTGAAATCATGATTGCTTAATCTGTCCAAGTAGTTGTTTAAGTTTGGCACTTTGAACATCTGCTGTGACTTTTTCTGTAACTTCGAGTTTTAATTCTTTGCTACCAGATTGATAATCCCAAGCGTGTTTTCCTGTTGGCTTTTCCCACTTCGTAGATGTACCACTGGTTGTTTCAGCATCAGCAGGCTTGAGTTGACTTTTTGCTTTGATTGAGTCCATAAGTGAACTTTGGGGACGGTTGTACCCTGTTCCTTCGTCCCCGCCTTCATCAGTAATGCGCATAGTTTCAATGTTATACTCCAAATCAATTTTTTGACCAACGCCGGTCGAGCTTCGAGACTTCATACACTGTATCTGATACTTGCCACGTTCTTTCATAGCACGTGAAGT